AAGGCTAACTTGTTAGACAATACCCAGAAAATTGACTATTATCCCGCCTATGCTGTTGCTGAAGGATGCTATGATGAACTTCATAGCGGCCCTCCGTGGACAGGTGGCGGTCCCTTTACGAAGATTAAAATCTCGTTTCCATATAATCAGGAGATACAAGGATATGGTACCTATGATAGTGTTGACGAGCCTGTGTGGTATCATCCACAATATGCTATGTCAGCACCCATAAGGTACGTAGGTGGGTACGGAAGTCCCGCCTTCCCTTCAGATCAATATGAAGGTGATTATTGGAACCTATCAAAATTGTTAGGTCCAACATCATCCTTAATTCCTGATTTAGGGTCATGGGGTCCCGAAGCGTGGGCTAAGACCGCGCCAAAGATTGAAATGGCATCGGGTTTGGTATTCCTCTCGGTATCGAGAGACATACCGCGGATGTTGCAGCAATCGTCTGAGCATTTCCACGATGCGTGGAAACAGCTAGGCGGTAACTCCTTCTCCGCACAACAAGCGCCGAAAAAGGCGTCTGATGCGTTTCTTAACCAACAATTCGGTTGGTCGCCTTTTCTTTCAGATCTCGGAAAGTTTTCTACTGCTTTCGGAGATACAGCAAAGTACATGTCACAAATGTCACATGGAAATGACAAATGGAAGACATATAGGCGGACCCTTCTAGACGACTATCAGGTTGTCAAGGTTGCCTCAGGAACTGGCTGGCGGGTTCAACCCGCGGGCGTCGTTCACGAGAACATCCTCTGTACCGGGCCGGCCACGTGGGAACTATATGAGGAAATTTCCACATTAGTAACTACATCTGGTCAGTTTAAATGGTACAAACCTGAGTTTGACTTATCCAATGCAGAGTATAACTCTGCAATGAACCGTATTGGTCGTCAGATGACGATGTACGGTCTCAGGATAAATCCGTCAAACGTCTGGAGAGCAACACCTTGGACTTGGCTCATCGATTGGGGCCTCAATGTTGGCCGGAATATAGACCGGGTGACTGAGTACCTCTCCGATGGAGTCGTATCCAAATACTTGTATGT